TACCAAATATATCTTTAAACCAACCCCATAAGTCTTTCATTTTGATAACGATCGTGTCCCAATTCATCCACAACATAACACCAATAGCAATGAGTGCAGCAATTGCCAATGCAACTAACCCAATTGGATTAGCGGCCATGACTGCGTTAAATATGCCCATAACTCCACTGGCGCCAGCTATTAATGCTGTGAATGTCGCTACAAGACCACTTACGAATGAAACTACTTGAAATGCAACGAAACCTGCTACAACTCCAGCCAATATTGGAAGTATCCATTTAAGGTTATCCTTTAACCAAATAATTGCATCAGTTAGAGCATTAACAGCATCTTCAATAAATTCAGAAATCTCGTCTTTGTTTTCTAGTATCGTGTCCGATAACTTTTGAATATAAGGAAATAGTTTTGCGCCTAAAGTATTAGCAACTCCACTAAATGCACCTTTTAATTTATCAATTGTGTCGCCAAGTTTATCACCCGAATTAACGGTATCGTTTGACATAACCATTCCCAAATCCACCGCTTCTTGTTTGAGTGCTTCAATACCACTTGCACCTTCACCAAGTAATGGAGCGAGATCAGCGTATGATTTACCAAACAAGTCGTTCGCTAATGCATTTCGAGCAGTTTCATCTTTCATGTTAGCCAAAGAAGCAATGGCTTGATTGAATGCTTCACCAGCTGTTAAACCAGTGATGTCAATGCCTAACTCTTTATAGGAATTAGCAGCGGCTTTATTACCCTCTGTAGCATTGGCAAAGGTAGTTTGTTGTTTCTTCATTATGGCTTCAAGTTTGTCGCTTTCAACGCCACTTAACTTAGCCGCATATGCCCATTTTTGATATTCTTCGGCTGACATTCCAACACGTTTAGAAGCATCACTAACTTCACTGGCGGCGTTAATTGCTTTAATACCAAGACCAAGTAATGCACCTGCTGCAACAGTCACACCCGCTAAGACTTTTTTACCTAAATCACTAGCACCTTCACCAAGATCCTTGAATGCACCTTGAGAAGCTTTCGCTTGCTTTTGAGTAATGTCTAATTCTTTGAGTGCTTCTTTGTTGTCCAGAAGTATCGATCCGTATAATCTAAAAAGTTCCATGTTGCCCCTTTCTAAACGTTAACCTTTAATATTTCATCCATAATTTCATCAAGTGACCTGTTATCGTATTTAACTTGATTCGGTAGAGCCTGTTTGTAATATTCTTCAAATGGTGTATAAGTTTTTTTATCCATACTTGGATAGATCATTAAATAGTGTCTTAGTAAATACTCTTTATCATTTTGTTTCTTAGCATACGTAATCAATTTAATAGCTTGATTAATTGGAAGCTTAAATACATATTCGATGTTTGAGTATCTTTGTAGAAGTAAATCTTCTATTTCTTCTCGTCTACTTCTACTGAGGGAAAAAAACTAGCGAAATCCTCATTTTTAATTAGTTCAGTAATCATTGAACCAATGTTTTTGATTTCGAGCTTGCTAATTTCTTTAACATCTTTTTCAAATAAACTTGCGAGTAATGCAAGCACTTCATCCTTAGCTCGATATATTTTTTTGATAAGTAACAATGCCATTTGACCACCAAGCCATGCTTGACCATCTTTACCCATTAATTTGGCTTTATCCAACATCGTATTCAGATCGTCTTGGATGCCCATCTTATCTAGTATTTCTGAAAATGCGAAACTATCTTCAACATTTAATTTTCTCATTTAATTTTCCTCCACTTGACGTGTTTTTATAAAAGAAAAGGGAGTTTTTACGCTCCCTTATTTACCAAACTTAACTGACCAAGGCGCAGTGTCTTGATCTGAATAAATAGCAGTGAACTCAATCGATGGAACGACTTCATTCTTATCTTCGAGTGACCATTCCAAACCACCCATATTAATCGCATCATCTACTTGAATAACTACGGACTTACCATCCAAAGTCTTACCAGTCCAAATTACATCGTTATGATCGCCAGAAGCAATCGTCAATGTGCTTTTCCAAGTATCTTCAGTTACACCTGTAGTTAGAGATGTTCCTGGATAATATTTCGTCATGTTCGCAGCAGTGAATAATTCTAAAGCGTTTACGGTTAGTTTTGCAACTTCACGATCAATAAGTAATCGTCCAAGTTGTGGCCCTTTGTCGCCATCCGCTTCAATCTCACGATAATCACGTTCAACAGAGAAGACAGAACCTCCACGTGTTAGACCGATCGCAGTTCCACCCACAGATACTGTTCCATATCCGAGTAAAATCTTTTCGTTAGCCATAAATTCCTTTCTAGTACACTCTAATCGTGTACTGCATATTAATAAGCATTACTCCAGCTAAAGACTCATCATCATCAAACTGACGATTATCTCTAGTGAAATGTAAGTTGTAATTTGTAGAAGTTAATACTAATGTATTTAGACTTTCATCAATCGCATCAGCCAAGTCCTCAATTGCTCTTACTGATACCGTACCATCGTTCTTTTCAATGATGTTTACCACCAATGAATAGTCGTTTGTTGGATAACTATCTATCGCTCTTTGAACGATATACACAACATATGGAAACGTTGGGGATTTAATTGATTTATTGCGATACACTCGACTATGTTTAGTGTCTAGATAAGTTTTTACTCTATCAGCAATTTCGTTTGTCATTCGCCCACACTTCCAGTCACTGTAATTTCAGTGATATCCCCATTCACGTACGTACGCAAGATGTCATATATAACCGAGTTATACTTCACCTTTTCATGACGATCGTACTCTTGTGTCCTAACAACGAATACCATCTCAGGTTTAAACCCTAAGTTATTACCGTTATAGAACTCTTTTGAACTAACCGATTTCTTATCGCAGAACACGCTAGTCCAAGTCATTGTTTTGATAGGCTCACCATTGGTAAGCGTTTCAGTTGATTTCCCTAGTTCAATTACTTCATTCCACAGCATATTTCACACTTAATGCAATCGTTCGCTTCATCGACTCGTAAGACGACATAAACCGTTCAGCTTCAGGATTGTTGTACCCGAAGTTCGCTTTGCAGTATGCGATGATTGCTTGTTTAATGAGCGGACTTGTTTCATCAAACATCGTTTCATCAATAGCAGTGACTTGTAAGTCTTCTTCAGCTGCATTGATTAGATCTGCGACTTCAGTATTCAATGATGCACTACTGATACGCAGTGCTAATTTCACGTCATCAAGTAATGCCATCGTGAACTCCTTTCAAAAGTAAGGGGAGTTTTTACACTCCCCATGCAACGATCAATGATTAAGAAGCAGCTCTGGTGTAGTGGTTGAATGCAGCAGCATTGACGACTTTACCGTCAGCCAAGCCAAATGCACGATAAACAACAGAACCAGTACGGAAACCGACACTCGTATCACGATCAACCGTAACGTCTTTTGCCCAATTCCAGTGATAGAAACTGAAGTCACCGAATACGATTGAGTCAGCAGTTAGATTGTCATCCAAGATAACTGGGTAACCAGCGATTTGATATTTAAGCGCATCTTGAGAATCAACTCCGATACCTTTCTCAGCCAATGCAGGAACGACATCAGAGAAGAATACAGCTGATGGCATAGCGAATTTAGCATTGCGACGGTATTCAGCTCCTAAGTCCCCAATTTGAGTCATCAAATCAGCAAAAGTCATAGCAGCCTTGGTATAAGTACCAGTGTTGGTGATAACGCCTGAAGCCAATAAGCCCGTAGCTTTAGAAGCACCATCGCCGGTGCAGATTGCAACGTCAACAGCTCTAGCAATTTTCTTAGCTAATGCATCCACGATAAACGCTTCAAACGCATCGACGGAAGCAGCTAAATTGTCAGCAGTGATTTCAACAGTCTTGATGAGTTTGTGAGCAGAGAGAGAAACAGCAGCTAAACTGTCAGCTCCGTCAGTCGAAGCAGTTCCCATAGCGACCCAAGCAGCATCATTCTTAGCATTTTCGACTGGAATGGATACATAACCTGGAAGCATTGATTTGCTGACAAATGGATACAATACGGAAGTTTGTTCTAATTTTTCATAGATTTTGTTAAGCGTTAAAGTAGGGATAGCAGCAGCTGCACTAACTGCAGTACGTTCTTCAACGGATAATTCTTTGCCTTGTAGGTCTTTCAAGAATGCATTACGGTATTCAACAGTGTTTACATCAAACATATTTTTAGTGTCCTTTCGTGTTTCAACGATTTCTTCTACAACTTCGCCTTCGCCTTGTAGAGTGGCTTGAATTAAGGCTTCACGTTTTTCAACAGCTTCAGTGATCTTGCTGCGTTCTTCTTTGAGAGTTTCGACTTCTGTGGTCAATGCATCGAGTTGTTCGACATTTAGTTCACCGTTAAGAAGTTCACGAATTTCACTCTCACGAGTTTCGATTTCTTTTAAATTCATCGAGATCCTTTCTGCTCAAGTTCGAGCATGAGTTTTAATCTTTTCTGTTTCAATTCACGATCACGTAACTCCTTACGTTCCACTTCAGCCTCCGCCTCGTAGAATGATCTAGCACTGATACTTGTTGCTTCATACGCTGGGAAGGTTACAGCCGACACATCGTATAAGCGATCTATCTCCAAGATTTTCCGAGTGCGTGTTGCCTTGTCGTACTCATCTTTTCGAACAGTGAAAGCGAATGACATCTTGTCGTAAAATCCGTTTTGGATGTCTTCGTGTAATTCTCGACCTGTTGCATTTTTGCTAAGGTCTGCCCTAATAAAAAGACCTTCATCGGTCTTTACTAGTTCTAATGTTTTGTTTTTAGTCTTTGCTGCTGGTTTGCCTTCATGGTCGATGACAAGCACGACATCACGCATATCTGTTAAGTCAAATGCTCGTTTATCAATCACTTCGAAAAACTTCACACCATCAATATTGGCGATGAGCGTAGGACTATCAAACGCTACCGCTTTGCCTTCTACAACCATTTCATTGGATGTGAAGTCGAACGCTCTATACTGTCTATCTTGAGTTATCATCTGTTTCCCCTTCTTGTACATCCTCCATTAAATCTGCTGGACTTTCTTCAGGATCCATATCGTTGCTGTCATCCACTTCCTGAATTGCATCTAATTTATTCGTCTTTCCATATTCCAAACGAATGAAGTAGTCATCGCCATTTTCTTGTGGTGGCAAGTTCAATATCTCAAGACCTTGGTTATGAGTAATGAACCCACGATCGAATAGGTTAGTGATCAAGTCTAATTTCGTCGCAGTGTCAGCATACTGAAGTCTAGACGACTCCCAGATGATCATGTTCGAGAAACTTAATTCACGTTGTGTGAACATACATCTCGTCATACCTTGGCTTAACTGAATTAAAAAAGGCTCAATCTCGCCTTCGTAGTAAGCACCCCACTCTTGTTCGTTGAATCTGTTTTGTAGGATTTTTTCGTTTGTTCCAAAGTAGTTATGGACATTTGTTCTGATGTAGTTCGCTTGTTCTGCATCAACAATGAATGGTTTACTATCTACTTGCTTGATGTCTGCATACTTATTATCGAATAACATGACACCACCTTGATTGGTAGCATCTAAGTTATCTGCGACTAAACGATCACGCTCACGCTTCATATCTTCAGGCTTCAGGATGTTTGTAAGCTTAGCCAGGAAACGAATTGTTGCTGACTGCTTAACTCCATTAGTGATGCCTTGGTTCTGAGTGTTAATCAGTTCAAGCGTTTCATAGAGCGGTCGATTACCATCACCCATAAGTTCGCTTGAATAATGATGTGAGCGCAAGTGAATAACTTCGCTATACGGAATTGCGTATGTCTTTCCGTTCATCACGTACTTCAACATCAGCGTTCCATTCACGTTACTGATTTGTGATCCAATCGTACTGATCGGATACCAACCACTAATGAAGTGATATTGATCAAAGATCGGAATGATGAATACATTGTTCTCGCACTTGTAGATCGTCGCCGCACGATATAAGAACTGCGATGTCGTCATTGTTTCGTTCATGTACACTTGGAACTGTTTCTCAATGCTCTTATACGACTGACCTTTTATTTTAGGATTCGCTTTTGAAACGTGACGTGCAAACGAGTCAATAGCACTGACGGTGATGTCCATTTCATAAACTCCACCTGAATATGTAGAGAATACTGGTTGATAACCGACAACCATTTTGACAAATTCGCTTTGCAGCATTCTTGTTTCTTTACTTTTGAATAAATCGATTAGTGCCATTTCTTTACCCCATCATGTTTAAATAATCATCGTGATGTCTGTTATACACGACGTATGCATCAATCAGACTAACAGCACCATCTATTCGCTGTCTTGCCTTTGATTTAACTGGTCTGATATTCTCATTCTCATCAACCTTGATAACAGTGTTAGATAGACACCATTTCAATATGTTGTTTCCGTTGTAGTTCACGAGTTTAGCTTGTAAGTCAGCTGCCATATCCTTCATTGGACCGCTCATGGTTTTAGCACCTTGAATGACATCTTCCATAGTGAAGCCATTGTTCCTCATTTCTTCTACCCAGTAGTTAGCGTTCCAGTTATCAAATCCAATCCACAGTGGATATATCTCAAACTCATCACGCATCTTAACAAACCACTGTGTGACATCAGAGTAGTTAACTCTAGACCCTTCGCACAATGTTAGTAGACCTTGCTTAGACCATAGATCGTATGGAACTTTATCTTCTTGCATCCGTTCGTCTAAGCGATCTGTAGGCATGAAGTACTGTTGAACCACATATTTAGTGCTATCCTTTTGCACCAATAATGTGGCACACGTTAAGTCAGTGGTGGATGATAAGTCAGCTCCACCGACTGCGTATGTGCCTTTAAGGTTTTCAATGTTAAACGATGCTGGATTGTCGATAATGTCGTAATCCAACCACGCCGAGTCTGTAACACCAAGGATGTTAAACTCTTTAGTTAGTAGTCCGGCTTGTTGCGATACATCATTCTTTGCTCTTTCGACACGTTGAGTTAAGTAATCAATTTGTTTGATTGTGCCAAGACCGGGATTTGCTTTAAACCACATATCTTGGTTTATCCACTCACCGCGATCATCAAGTTCATACATCACAGGTAGAAACGTTTCATCTTCAACCAATCCATCCAACACTTTGTTAGCGTGTTTATAGATTTCATCGAAGATACTTTCACGCACCGTTCCAGCGGTCGTGATCATGACAAACATCGGGTTATCTCTAGCGCCCATTGACTCGAACATGACTTCATAGAGCTTACGATCTTTTATAGCATGAAGCTCATCCACGATGACGTTGTGACTGTTCAACCCGTCTAAGGTATTTGAATCACTTGCGAGTGGTTTCAGATATCCGAACGTTGCTGGAGTGTATAGATCTGATTGACGTTTCTTGATATGTTGTCTAAGTCTAGGACTCTTTGACACAATCGCAACGCACTCATCGAACGCTTTCTTCGCCTGATCCAGTTTTGTGGCCACTGAATAAACTTCAGCACCATTCTCATGATCAGCAATCAGCATATACAACATGACAATGCTCAATAAAGTGGTCTTGCCATTTTTACGTGCGACTAATAAAAAAACTTCCTTAAACCGACGCTTGCCGTTTGGCAGTAATACTCCGAACGCAGCTTGTAAGAAAGCCTTTTGAAACAACTCTAACTTGATCGTCTTACCAGTTTTGCTATCCTTTGGTACGCAGAATGACTCTGCAAACTCAATAGATCGCATGGCTTGACGTTCA